TCAGCAACCTCAGGTATATAGTTCTCCTCAAGTGTATAGTCTACCTCAAGCACCTTACTATGGTGCAACTCCGCTTTATGAAAAACGTACTCAGTACGATCCTAACTGCAATTGCTATGTTGCGGTATACAATCAATATGGATGGCAGTAAATGATTCTTCTAGATTATTCGCAGGTGTGTGTTGCGGCAATCCTTGCGTTCAGTAAAGACCTACGCAAGGATGCCTCAAGCGATAAGAAAGATCTTATCCGCCACGTTGCACTTTCGTCGATTAAGTCATATAAGAAAAAGTATGGCAAAGAATTTGGCGAGATGGTTATTGCCTGTGACAGCCGTAGCTATTGGCGCAAAGAATACTTTCCTAATTACAAGGGAATGCGCAAGAAAGCTCGTGAAGAATCTGATCTCGATTGGCAAGTTATCTTTGATACGCTATCTGAAATTCGCGATGACCTAAAGGAACACTTTCCATATAAGGTACTTGCCGTTGATAAATGTGAAGCCGACGATATCATTGCCGTATTAGCTCAATCTACTCAAGATTTTGGCAAGCATGAGCCTGTTATGATTGTATCTTCTGATAAGGATTTTAAACAGCTTCATCAATATGATAATGTTAAGCAGTTTAGTCCAATGCTTAAGAAGCAAATTGTAGTAAATAAGAAGGAGCTGAAGGAGTGGCTTATTGAGCATATCGTTAAAGGTGATACCGGTGATGGCATTCCAAATATTCTGTCAAATGATGATGTGTTTATGAAAGGTGAACGTCAAAAGCCAGTGAGCTCTAAACGTCTTTCTGAATTCTTTGAAAATGGATTTACTGGCTGTAAGACAGATGAAGAACGTCGTAACTGGCAGCGCAACATCACTCTAGTAGATTTTAACTATATTCCAGATAATGTTAAAGACTCGGTCATGACTAGCTTCGAAGAACAACCTAAAGGTGATAAGAATTCTATTATGAATTATCTTATTAAGAACAAGTGCAGGCTACTGCTAGATGAATTAGAGGACTTTTGAGATGAGAAAGTATATTGTAGATATTTTAGAAGAAGTTAATAAACAACCTGATGCACTAGCGAAGTATCGTGAAGATGCTGCGCTAAAGTTTTTATTTCAATATGCATTCATTCCAGAACAAAAGTTTGATCTTCCTGAAGGTGATCCACCATTCAAACCTGATCCAGGTCCAATAGGAATGACTCCTACTAATTTTACGCAAGAGGTGCGTAAGCTATACATTTTCACAAAAGCTCGAGAATTACCAAGACTTCGTCGAGAACAACTGTTCATTCAACTACTAGAAAGTGTTCACCCTTCTGAAGCTAGACTTCTGCTTGCGATAAAGGATCAGAAGCTAAATAAGCTATATAAGAATGTCACCGCTAAACTAGCGTCTGACTATGGCTTCATCCCAGTACAGGTTAAGAAGAAGAATGAGGAATCAACACCAAAAAAATCTTAAGGTTATTCTTTCTATGGAGCAGAGGCAACTCGCTCACTGGCTGGCAAATCTACCCGATGACGAAATCGAGTACGTTGACTGGCTGGTTGAAGAAGTTGAGCATGCTTTGGACAGGATAATCTTAGAACACAGCGGCCTACAGGAAGCTCAAGAAGTCATAAAAAAATTCACGAAGAACGACGCATAGCCCTGTACAAATATTCGTCAATTTGATATAATACTACTATCAGATTGACAAGGACATATTATGATTCGTACAGTATTTGGCTTACTCTTCGTATGTGGCGCAGTAGGTGCTTTAGATTCAGATCCTACATTCCCAATAGCAGATGCATTTATAATTGCTGCAGTTGGTGTGTTTCTTATGTACTTTGGTGTTAAAGCAGTTGAGGAACGTGGATGATTCTTTCAATATTGAATGAACTTGAGTCTACTTCTTCTCGTCTCGAGAAAGAAGCAATTCTTAAGCGTGAACAACACAATGCTTTGTTAAAGCGTGTCTTCTTTTTAGCATATGATCCATTTACTCAATTTTACATTCGTAAAATTCCAGCTTACAAACAAATCCCTAACTATGACATTTCTTTAGAAGAAGCTCTAAATCAACTAGATCTATTGTCTGGTAGAGTAGTAACAGGCAATGCTGCAATCGAGCATCTTCGAAATATTCTATGCAATATTCCTGAACATAGCGCTAAAGTCATTGAACGTGTAATTGCAAAGGATCTAAAGTGTGGTGCTTCTGAGTCTACTGCCAATAAGATTTGGCCTGGTCTAATTCATGAGTATCCATGCATGCTTGCAAGTGGGTACGATCAAAAGCTTGTAGACAAGATGTCTTGGCCAGCAATGGCACAGCTTAAGATGGACGGTATGCGCTTTAATGCAATTGTTAAAGATGGCAAATGTGAGTTCCGTTCACGTAATGGTAAACAAATTCAATTGCTTGGAAATCTCGAGCAGGAATTTATTACGTTGTCTCGTGGTAATGATCTTGTTTTTGATGGTGAATTAGTTGTATATGATAATGATGTCATCCTTGATCGTCAGACAGGTAATGGCATTCTTAATAAAGCCGTAAAGGGTACTATTGGTGATGTTGAAGCTGATAAGGTTCATGCCACTATATGGGATGTAATTCCTTATCAACACTTTATTGCTGGTAAAGGTACAACTCAATATGGTGTACGTTTTGCAATGCTTCAAACTTGTTTACTTCCAAAGAAGATTCATGTTGTTGAAAGCAAGTTTGTTAATAATATCGATGAAGCTCGTGAGTTGTTTGAAACATATCTTGCAGATGGACAAGAAGGTATCATCCTTAAAGATGCTCGTGCTGTATGGGAAGATAAGCGTGCTAAGCATCTGATTAAGTTCAAGGGAGAACTTGAGTGTGATCTAAAGGTTGTTGACATTCAACGTGGTACTGGAAAGTATACTGGAATGCTAGGTGCTTTAATTTGCGAGTCAGACGATGGAGTACTTAAAGTAGATGTAGGTTCCGGCTTTAAAGATTTAGATAGAATTAATTTTACAAGTGAGTCAATCATTGGTAAAATAGTAAGTGTAAAGTATAACGCACGTATTAAAAACAAGCAAGGTGAGGAGTCACTATTCCTTCCAGTATTTGTTGAAGTACGTGAGGACAAGGATATCGCTGATTCATCAAAGGTCATTAAATGAAAATTCGAATGTACAAAATTTTTAAAGATAATGTTGATATGGGACATGCTAAATCCCTAGAAGGAGCAATTGAGACAATTGTTGCTCACTGTAATTCGTTTGGTTTCGACGTAAAGCTATACAAAGTAACAGATTACGATGACACTTCTATCGTTTTTTGGACTGGGGAAAAAAGTGATGAAATTGACTATCATGATGAAACATTTTCATAATCTATCAGTTTAGTATATAAATAGATTAAACACCTCTACTTAATGGGTAAACATGCATCTCTGTCACATATCATATAGTTTAAAACTAAATGGTCAAAATGATCAGGCCATTCTATGCGCATATTCAACAGAGTGGAGCGTACGGGTCTAAGGTAAGACAGAAGCAAATTCATCTAACCGAGGGCCCTAGCAAAAACTAGGGCCCTTTGTTTTATGGTGTACAAATATTCGTTAGTGTGGTAAAATACATCTAACAAACGTTCTTTAAAAACTAGTTCTACATGTAGCGGTATAGTGTAATGGTAACACTACAGATTTTGATTTTGTCATTCTAGGTTCGAATCCTAGTACCGCCACCATATTGAAACATATTCGCCTTAGCGTTCGCGTAGTGGTGACTGTGATTTACAGTTAGCAAGGTCTTATACTGTTCTAGACAGTGAGATATAATAAGCAGTGTGTTTCAATATGGTGAGTTGGATGAGGGGCTGAAATCAACGGTTTGCTAAACCGTCGACTCATGAAAATGGGTCCGTGGGTTCGAATCCCACACTCACCGCCAAGGTGCTTTGTAATTGGGCCTCTAGCTCATGCTTGGTTAGAGCAGCGGACTCATAATCCGTTGGTGCGGAGTTCGACTCTCCGGGGGCCCACCAATATATAGTAGGAATGAGTAGCAATGTAAGGAGTAATTATGTCTCGCGTATTAGCACTAGACTTATCTGGTCTACCACGTAAGTGGATCAATTATGAAGATGCAGTATCATATTTTGCAAAAGATATGGTAAAGTGGACTCTTGGTGATGTGATAGCAACGTTTCGTGGAGGAACTCAAAATGATGGACGTATGTCTGTTATTGAAACTCCATCAATTATTGCAGTGCGAGGTAAAGGTTTCGCTATTGATCGAGCCGGAAAGGTTGCTCTAACAAACAGGACTCTATTCTCACGTGATAAACATGTATGTGCTTATTGCGGAAAGTGCTTTACAAGTAATAACCTATCAAGGGATCATATCATTCCAGTTTCAAAGGGAGGAGAAGACGTATGGACTAATGTTGTGACTGCTTGCATAAAGTGTAACACTCAAAAAGGAGCTAAACTTCTACAAGAGTGTAGGCTCGAGCTTCTATATGTTCCATATACACCTAACCACTACGAAAATATGATCCTTCAGAATCGTAATATTCTATCTGATCAGATGGAGTACCTAAAATGCGGAGTTCCGAAACACTCACGTGTGTGGATCTAGTGGAAAAATGATCATTTTTGGCCCTTATAAATCAACAACTTATGTGCATAAAATGCGTCAGAATGCCTTTTTAGTAGCTCGATATGGATTACCCCATCTCAAGTCCCTCAAAATCACTCGACGCATTTAAAATAACGGTGTACAAATATTCGCGACTGTGGTATAATTTCTATATACGCTGGTAAAACGGCACAGTTCTTTAACAGTTTTGAAAAACGTCAAAAGTCCTCTCTAAGTCGACGGTGAATACGGCGCATGAGGCAGTTGAGGTAAGGTTTCTT